CCCGTTTTTTGTGACATATTTTCCAAAAGGGTGCAGACTGGCATGAGCGGACAGGGTTATGCGGGCCGAAAGATGATGGACTCGACGATCAAGGAGCAGATCAAGGCGGCGTTCGACGGGCTGACCAAGTCCGAGCGCAAGCTGGCGGCGCATTTGTTGTCGAACTATCCGGTGGCGGCGCTGGGCTCGATCACGGCGCTGGCCAAGGCGGCAGAGGTTTCAACGCCGACAGCGATGCGGCTGGTGCACAAGCTGGGCTATCGCGGCTATCCGGAGTTTCAGGCGGGGCTGCGCGGTGAGGTCGAGGAGCGGCTGATGTCGCCGCTGGTCAAGCATGACCGCTGGGCAGAGGGCGCGCCGGATACGCATATCCTGAACCGCTTTGCCGATGCGGTGGTCAGCAATCTGCACGGCACCTTGGCGCAGATCGACCATGCCGAGTTTGATCGCGTGGCAGCGCTGCTGGCCGACAACGGGCGGCGGGTTTATGCGCTGGGCGGGCGGATTACGCACGCCCTGGCCGATTACTTCGTGACCCACATGACGGTGATGCGGCCCGGTGTTTCGCTGATCAGCGACATGTCGAATGCCTGGCCGCCGGCACTGATTGATCTGGGGCCGGGCGATGTGCTGCTGGCATTCGATATTCGGCGCTATGAGAACAAGGTGCTGCAGGTCGTCGAACTGGCCAAGGAGCAGGGCGCGGTGGTGGTGCTTGTCACCGATCAATGGGTATCGCCGGCAGCGGCGCATGCGGATTTCCGGCTGTCGGCACAGATCGAGGCGCCGTCGGCCTGGGACAGCACGATATCCATCATGGTGCTGATCGAGACGCTGCTGGCGGCGGTGCAGGACCGGGACTGGGACGGCACGCAGGCGCGGATGCGGCGGCTGGAACACCTGTATGATCGCAGCCGGTTCTTTCGGCGGACCAAGTAGCTGTCAGTCTGCGGCGCGGGCGCGCGGGTGAGCTTGGAGAATCCGTTTGGACGGCTTGAGGGGTGCGGCGGGGAGATTGCGGCGGCAATCTTAACCCTTTGGAAAGGATCTGGCGCACCGCGCGCAGGTTCGTAGGTCAGGCGGACGGCAGCAGGGTGGTGCTGATCACCCTTGTTTTCCGGGATATCAAACGAAATCAATACTTTGTTAACCAATGAAGCCACAACCCAAGGGCGATTTGCCTTGACTTTGCGAACGGTCCAAGGTAGAAATTATGCATGCTAGTAGAAGTGGGCAAGCAGCCACGGGGTAACCCGGCGGCTGCTTTTTCGTTTCGCTCGTGCGGAGTGGCATGAGAGGCAGTATTTTATGACACTTATTTTACCCAGTGAGACAAATGAAAATACCGGGGCGGTGCTTGAGACCGTAACCCGACAATTTGCCATCGCGTCGGAACGGTTTACCGACGCGACGGAAAAGCTGTTGCGGGGCGAATTGGAGCAGCCCGCGAAATACAATGAAGCCGTCGCTGATTTCAGAAAAGCGGCGCTGAACTTGACGACAGAAAGGCTGGCCCTTGAAACACGGCGAAGAAAAGCAGACGGAATCGTTCATGACTACGCCGTCGATTTCGACGCGGCGCGTGTCGAGATCCGACGCCGAATGGCTTGCCTCAGAGGGGCCTCGGAAGGTTGAGGCGTTTCTGGATAGTCTTGGGAAGGGAGCGCAGCTTGCGCTCCCTTTTCTTTTCGAGTTCTGGGCGGCGGACCATCAGTTGCCGCCCGAGGGCGATTGGCGGACATGGGTGATCATGGGAGGGCGCGGCGCGGGCAAGACGCGCGCCGGGGCCGAATGGGTGCGATCCATGGTCGAGGGCGCCTTGCCGCTGTCGCCGGGGCGCGCGACGCGTGTCGGGCTGGTCGGCGAAACGATCGAGCAGGTCCGCGAAGTGATGGTTTTCGGCGAGAGCGGGATCTTGGCCTGTTCGCCGCCGGATCGCCGGCCCGAATGGCTGGCGACGCGCAAGATGCTGGTCTGGCCGAACGGCGCGCAGGCGCAGGTGTTTTCGGCGCATGAGCCCGAGGCGTTGCGCGGGCCGCAGTTCGATGCCGCCTGGGTCGATGAGCTGGCCAAGTGGAAAAAGGGCGAGGATGTCTGGGACATGTTGCAGTTCTGTCTGCGGCTGGGCCCGTCGCCGCGCGCAGTGGTTACGACGACGCCGCGCAATGTGAAGGTTCTCAAGGAGATTCTGGCCTCTGCCGATACGGTGACGACGACCGCGCCGACCGAGGCCAACAAGGCGTTTCTGGCGCCGTCGTTCCTGCAGGCGGTGCGAACGAAGTTTCACGGCCAAAGGCTGGCGCGGCAAGAGTTGGATGGCCTGTTGCTGGAGGATGCGGAAGGCGCGTTGTGGCAGACCGAGGCGATGGACGCGTTACGGGTGACCGAGTTGCCGAAGTTCAGCCGGATCGTGGTGGCGGTAGATCCACCGGTGACCGGGCACGCGGGATCAGACGAATGTGGGATATTGGTGGTGGGTGCGGTGACCGATGGGCCGGTGCGCGATTGGCGGGCGGTGGTGCTGGAAGATGCCAGCGTTGCCGCTGCATCGCCGACGCAATGGGCCGAGGCGGCGATTGACGCGATGCACAGGCATGGCGCCGACCGGCTGGTCGCGGAGGTGAATCAGGGCGGCGATCTGGTGGAAAGCGTTGTCCGCCAGATTGATCCGTTGGTGCCATACCGCGCCGTGCATGCCACGAAGGGCAAGGCGGTGCGGGCCGAACCGGTTGCGGCCTTGTACGAGCAGGGCCGGGTTGGACATATGGCCGGGCTGGACGAGTTGGAAGACCAGATGTGCCAGATGACGGTGCACGGGTTTCAGGGCAAGGGCAGCCCGGACCGGGTGGATGCGCTGGTCTGGGCGATCCACGAACTGATGATCGAGCCGTCGCGCCATGGGCGGCCACGGCTGCGCACGCTGTATTAGCGCGATCTTGTGCCTTTGGCGCGAAACTACCGAAAGCAAAGATTTTGGAGCGGTGCGGCCCGGTCGGGTCGGGGCCGGGCGGACTATGAGGAGAACGGCTGATGTTTGATTTCTTGCGGCGAAGCACGCCAGACGTGCCGGAGGTGAAAGCCTCGGCGACCGGGCCGGTCATCGCCTATGGCGGATCGGGGCGTGTGGCCTGGAGCCCGCGTGACACGGTGACGCTGACCAAGGTCGGGTTTACCGGCAACCCGGTTGGTTTCCGGTCGGTCAAGCTGATCGCGGAAACGGCGGCGGCGCTGCCGCTGGTGTTACAGGACAGCGAGCGGCGGTATGACACGCATCCGATCCTTTCGCTGGTGCGCCGGCCCAACCCGTTGCAGGGCCGAGCCGAATTGTTCGAGGCGCTTTACGGGCAGCTGCTGCTTTCGGGCAATGGCTATCTGGAGGCGGTTGGCGGCACGGATGGCGTGCCGGAAGAGTTGCACGTGCTGCGCTCGGACCGGATGAGTCTGGTGCCGGGGGCTGACGGTTGGCCGGTCGCTTATGAATACGCGGTGAGCGGGCGCAAGCATCGGTTCGCGGTAGGCGAGGGTGTTTCGCCGGTGTGCCATATCAAGAGCTTCCACCCGCAGGACGACCACTACGGTCTGAGCCCGATGCAGGCGGCGGCGACAGCCGTGGACGTGCACAACAGTGCGTCGCGCTGGTCGAAGGCGCTGCTGGACAACGCCGCGCGGCCTTCAGGCGCAATCGTCTACAAGGGCGCCGACGGGCAGGGCAGCATGACCTCGGACCAGTACGACCGTCTGGTGAACGAGATCGAGAGCAACCATCAGGGTGCGCGCAATGCTGGGCGGCCGATGTTGCTGGAAGGCGGGCTGGACTGGAAACCGATGGGGTTCAGCCCCTCGGACATGGAGTTTCAGAAGACCAAGGAGGCAGCGGCGCGCGAGATCGCACTGGCCTTCGGGGTGCCGCCGATGTTGCTGGGGATCCCCGGCGACATGGCCTACGCCAACTATCAGGAAGCGAACCGGGCGTTCTTCCGCCTGACGGTTCTGCCGATGGTGGCGCGGGTGTCGTCGGCGGTGTCGCATTGGCTGAGCGAGTATCTGGGCGAGGAGGTCGAGCTGCGGCCCGATCTGGATCAAGTGCCGGCGCTGAGCATCGAGCGCGACAACCAGTGGCGCCGGGTCGGCGAGGCGGCATTCCTGAGCATGGCCGAAAAGCGCGCGCTGCTGGGCCTGCCGAAACTGAATGACGAGGATGACAACAATGTCTGACACTTACGGGGCGCCGGAGCGCAAGTTCAGCCGGTTGGGCGAGGATATCACCGTCACCGACGGCACCAGGATCGAGGGCTATGCCAGCTATTTCGGCCAACTCGACAACGGCGGCGACATCGTTGAGGCGGGGGCCTATTCGACCGGGCTGAAGGCGATGGCCGCAAAGGGCGCGTCGGTCAAGATGCTGTGGCAGCATGACCCGGCGCAACCGATCGGGGTGTGGGATGAGGTGCGTGAGGATGCGAAAGGTCTTTACGTCAAGGGACGGCTGCTGACCGACGTTGCAAAGGGTCGCGAGGCGGCGGCGCTGATCGAGGCGGGGGCGATTGACGGTTTGTCGATCGGCTATCGCACGGTCAGGGCCCACAAGGATGGCAAGGGCCAGCGGCTTTTGTCAGAGCTGGAGCTTTGGGAGGTGTCTTTGGTCACTTTCCCGATGCTTCCGAGTGCGCGTGTCGGGGCCAAGGGGGAAACCCCCGAAGCCCAGGCGTGGCGCGAAATGGCGGCGGTCTTTCAGGCTGCCCGCCAAGAGCTGGCCCGGGACTGAGCCAGAACTTCAACCCATAGCAAGCAGGAATGTTTGATGAGCAAGACCGAGACGAAGGCTCGGGTCGACGGGACAGACTTGTCCGACGGCCTGTCGCCGGCTGCGGAGGCGAAATCCGCGATGGCCGGGTTCTTGAGTGACCTCCGGACCTATCAGAACGAAGTGAAATCCAAGCTGCAACAACAGGAAGAGCGACTGACCATGTTGGATCGAAAATCAGTAACGATGGGCCGACCGGCCCTTGCCTCGGCTGCCGAGGCAGAAGCACCGCACCAGAAGGCCTTCGAGGCATACGTGCGTTCGGGCGATGACGACGCACTGCGTGGCCTGCACCTGGAAGGCAAGGCGATGAACACCTCGATCGCTGCCGACGGTGGCTATCTGGTTGATCCGCAGACCGCCGATACGGTGAAATCGGTGCTGCGGGCGAATGCCTCGATCCGTCAGATTGCCAATGTCGTCAATGTGGAAGCGACATCCTTTGACGTGCTTGTTGATCGCACGGACGTGGGTTCCGGCTGGTCGAGCGAGACCGGCAGCGTGGCCGAGACCGGCACGTCGACCTTTGACCGCATCTCTATCCCGCTCCATGAGCTGTCGGCACTGCCGAAAGCCAGCCAACGCCTGCTGGACGACGCGGCCTTTGACATCGAGGGCTGGCTGGCCGGGCGTATCGCAGACAAGTTCGCCCGCGCCGAGGCGGCGGCCTTCGTCAACGGCGATGGTCTGGACAAGCCGCGCGGCTTTCTAACCCATACGCTGGTCGACAACATCATCTGGGATTGGGGCAACATCGGCTACATTCCCACCGGTGTTGACGGCGATATTGGCGGTGCCGACAAGATCGTTGATCTGGTCTATGCGCTGGGCGCGCAATACCGTGGCAGCGCGAGCTTCGTGATGAACTCGAAAACCGCAGGTGCGGTGCGCAAACTGAAGGATGCCGATGGCCGCTTCTTGTGGTCGGACGGTCTGGCTGCGGCAGAACCGGCGCGCCTGCTGGGCTACCCGGTGCTGATCGCCGAGGACATGCCCGACATCGCCACCGACGCTGCTGCGATTGCGTTTGGCGACTTCGGTTCCGGCTATACCGTGGCCGAGCGCCCGGATCTGCGCATCCTGCGCGACCCATTCAGCGCAAAGCCGAACGTTCTGTTCTACGCCACCAAGCGCGTGGGCGGCGACGTGAGCGACTTTGCCGCGATCAAGGTCCTGAAGTTCTCGGTGTCCTAACGGACTTGCGGGATGGGTCTGTCGGTGTCTGGGGCACCGGCAGGCCTTTGGGCGCGCGTCCAACGAGTGTTTCGTGTTGTCTAGCTGCTCCCCCTCCGTCCGAGCAATGCGGGGCGGGGCGCGCGCCTTTTTTCGGCGGGGTGCCGGGGCCCGAGTGGCCCCG